CGTCTGGGGAGTCTCGTTGACCACGTTGTCGAAATACTTCTTGGTCTGCTGGTCTTTGATGTTGTCTGTTATTCTTTTCATAGTTATGTGTTTTTTGTAAACTCACTGTCATATCAGCGACAGGAATCTGGCTATTGCCAGTATAGTGATTGGTATAGCCGGAATAGTCATCGGGCTTTTAACATGGCTATTTCCGTTTTGAGTGCAGTGATTTCCCGTTTTGCCTTAGAGAGGTTACACCCCTGGATGAACAGTGCCAGTGCCATTACGAGCAATGCCAGTCCTACGAAAGATGTTGATTGCGGCTTCTTTTTCATTTTGACAAATGTTAGTTCAACACCGCAAAGATACGAAGAAAACGGTAAAAATACATACATGATGCAGAAAAATCGAAAATTTTATGCGAAAAGTTTGGACGTTTCAAGGATATTCCCTATCTTTGCAGCGTCAAAACTTACAAGCGGTGCAGAGACCGCTGGAATCATATCCAGCCTTTTTTGTATCCACACCTTATTAAAGAATAATAGGATTACCACGCCGAGTTGGGAGTCGGGAAACCGCCCCAGGGTTTCTGCTTGTAAGTACCTGACAGCTCGTAGCGTGGTTTCTTTATGTCAAAACTTACAAGATTATGGAATCAAAGAATTATGTGATTCGCGAGAACGATTTGCAGCGTGCGTATTTCTGCCAGCTGCAGGTGTCCAACAAGTTCAGGAAGACGATGTCGCCCCAGGAGTCGGAGCTGGTCGACTGGATCGCCTCCACCTTCTGCCACCGCATGTCGGAGACGTACGACCGCTTCGAGGAGTGCGTCAGAGCCATCGAGTGCCGTATGGAGACCGTCAACCAGCAGCACGACCAGACGGGTCCCTTCCTGGTGATGACGTGGTCGCCCGTCAGGAAGCGGGAGAACGGCTTCATCCGCATCGAGCGCACCAGCGGACGGCACCAGTCCATACTGTTGCCCGTCATCGACTACCGTGGATGTGTGGTACTGGAGTAAGAAAGGAGGCAGCGCTATGAAGAAGGTGTATATTGACGTGATGGTTTTAGGGGGGTAAAATTCTACTGCACCCTTCCATATATGTACGATCCTCGCAAAGCCATCGACGAGGAAGATGTGAGAAAGTTCGTGATATCCAAGCGACCCACATTGAGATATCAAAAGTTTACAATCGCATTTAACTGAAAAGAAAAAGTAATTATGGACAGGATATATATCAGTGGTAAGATAGGCGGAAAGACCATCAGCGACGCTACCCGCCAGAAGTTCGCCAAGGCGGAGAGAGCGTTGGGCGAACACTTTAATCACGATTTCTGCGAAATTATCAATCCAGCCTCGGAAGCGTACCAGGAGACCATGGACGTGGACTTCAGGTGGCGACAGATCCCGAAGAACCTGCCGGACATTCTGCTGTACGACCTCCAGTGGCTCAGGACGTGCGACGCCATCTGTCTGCTGCACGACTGGGGGGAGTCATCCGGTGCCCGTGCGGAACTTGCCTTCGCCCAGGCTACGGGGATAAGAGTCTACGAGATGAGCCAGTACGGAGAGTTAGCGATATGGGAACCAAAAGAGAAAAAATAGCGAAGAGGGACGTCCTGCCCAGGAAGCACTGGACTGACGAGGAGCAGGCTTTTGTCGAGCGGAACTTCGGCAGGATGTCGTTTGAGGACATGGGCTGTCACCTCGGCAGGACGGGACGTGCCGTGCGCCTGTACTGCCTCCGCAAGAAAATGACAGCCGGAGGACGTACCGTGAAGCGCAATCTTCTCGTCGAGTTGCTCCGGCTGAAGTTCCGGAACCTTGAGGACTTCACCCCGTCGAGAGCTTTCTATGAAGCCGTCGGCATCGGTCAGCGCCGGTACTGGATGCTGTTCTTCGGCAGGAAGCAGATCACCGGAGAGGAGTACTGCAGGATAGCGGACTACTTTGGTGTCAGCATGCAGGAGGCGATGGACTCCCGCCAGTTGGAACTTTTCTCCAATGACGAAATGGGGGGGGTAGAACAGGAATCTGAGTGTCTTAACAGAAAGGGACAGTGATATGATGAATCTGAATGATACGATAGAGAAAGTCAAGAAAGCCGCCAATATAGTCGATGTGATAGGCGAGTTCGTTAAGCTCCGCAAGGCTGGTGTGAACTATAAGGGCATATGCCCGTTCCATGACGACCATACCCCGTCGATGGTGGTCAGTCCCGTCCGGCAGACGTTCAAATGCTTCGTGTGCGGAGAGGGGGGCGATGTCATATACTTCCTTCAGAAGCACGAGAACCTGACGTTCATGGAGGCTCTCGAGTGGCTCTGCAGGAAATACAGCATCGAGATGCCCAAGCGTCAGATGACCAGCGAGGAAGAGGATGAGTACAAGAGGCGCGAATCACGCCGTATCGCCATAGCCGCCGCAGCAAGGTTCTACCAGGCTCACTTAGGAGAGGCGGCATCCTTTCTGTCCGCCAGAGGCTATGAGGACCTTGGCGAGAAGGTGCTCTCTGTGTTCGGGGTCGGTTATGCCCCTGCAGGCAATGTCGTCTGTGACCGGCTGACCAAGGAGGGATACAGCCTTGACATCCTGAAGGAGGTGGGCGTTGCCGCTGAGTCTGACCGTGGTCCTTACGACGTGTTCCGTGACCGTGTGATGTTTCCGTTCTACGACCTCCGTGGCAACATCATCGGCTTCAGCGGTCGTCAGGTGACCCCGAGGGAGAACTCCGGCAAGTATGTCAACACCGGGGAGACCCCGCTTTTCACAAAGGGGAGCAACCTGTTCGGACTCTACCAGGCGCGCAAGGCTATCGCCAAGGCGGGGTTTGTCTATCTGGTCGAGGGACAGTTCGACGTGATGACCCTGCACCGCTGTGGCGTGGAGAATGTCATCGGAGGCTCCGGCACCGCCTTCACCGCAGATCAAGTCAGACTCATCATGCGCTTTACGGACAAGGTGGTGATGATCTATGACAGTGACGCTGCCGGTCAGAAAGCGGCGTTGAAGAATACGGAGATTCTCCTGAGGGCTGGGTGCAGTGTCCGTGTCTCCCGCCTCCCGAAAGGCAAGGATCCTGACGAGTTCGGTCGGGAAAACGGGGATAAGACGGGAAAACTGCTTGAGGACTACACTGAGTCCTTCCCCAAGGCGTTCCGGAAGATGCTCATCCCCCATGGGTGCAAGGACGAGAACCTGATCAGTGAGAAGCGGAATATCATCATGGGGCTTGTCGCCTGTGTGCGGGATGCGGGGCTCCGCAATGAGTACCTGAAGGCGATGACCCGTGATTATGGTGTCAAGATGACGGCTCTGGAGGAGAAACTGCGGGAGATCCGCGCAGCCGTCAAGACCCAGACGACGGACGAGGGTATGTCCATGAAGCCCGGCATCTACGGACTGGACGTGCTGCATGAGAAACTGGACGACGACCAGCCCGCCATCATCACCTCCCGCCTGCAGGACTTTCTGGACCAGTTCGACGAGGCGCCCATACTTCTCATTGCCGGAGTCCCGTCAGACTCCGACATTCTCAGCCTGCGCAAGGCGTACGGCTACTACGCCGCCGACGAGAAGGGTTGCAAGGTGGATGATGACGGTACGGAGAGTGACTACCTGAAGGCGCTGTCCCTGATCTTCCGGTCAGGAGTCACACGCATCGAGATGTCATGCGGTGACCATACAGAGTCTTTCCTGGACTACTATGTGGGGCTGCACGGGAAGTTCCTTGACAAGTACAATGGCGACAAGGTTCCCCTGGTGACCCGCTGCGTGGAGATGACAGCCTACGTGGAGGAGACGGTCGTCACCATCAACCGCAGCCAGTACTGCAAGAGCCTCGGTCTGACGAAGGGCGAGTTCGACGATATCCGCAAGCCGTTCGTGCAGCAGCGCAAAAGCCAGCAGAAGGTCAGTGCCATGAGCGAGGGGCTCGAGGACGACGAGGTCTATTTCGACCCCTACACTCCCCCGGACTATGTGACGGATAATCCGGACTATACCCAGATGTGGAGGGAGTACCAGTTCTATCCCCGTCTGAACAAGAACGGCGTTCCTGTGTGCTATATGTTCCGGAGCGGCAACGGCATGATCCAGGTGGGAGACTTCTTCATGGAGCCCCTGCTGCACATCTTCAATGACGACTTCGACCAGAACAAGCGTGTGTTGAGGATCAACCGCCGAAGGTATGAGACTCCCGTGTATGTGGAGGTCGTGTCACGCTCGCTGCTGAAGATGTCGACCATCGAGGACGTGCTGATCAACTACGAGGGTATCAACTTCTCCAACGGCAAAGAGGAGTACTGGCGTAAGATCAGGGAGTGGATGTCGTACAAGTACGTGATGTGCTCCGAGGTCGAGGTTTACGGAAACCAGCAGACCGACGGCACCAACCGCCGTCCCGACGAGCAGTTCTTCGCCTTCGCCAACGGCATCTGCCACATGGTGGGCGACACCATGAGGTTCGAGCAGGTCGACGAGCTGGGCGTGGTCACCCACAATAAGCGGAACTACTACCTCCCAGCCTTCTCCACCATCTATATAGACAACAAGCGCCGTCAGGAGAAGTACCAGCTGATATCACAGTTCGTGTACCGGGAGGTTCCGAAAGAGAAACAGGTCTCCTTCGACGAGTGGGCCGGGCTGATGAACAAGGTGTACTCCATCAACGACAACGGCAAATGGGCGATACTCTTCGCCCTCATGTCGGCTTTCCGCAGCAACATACACTGCATCGACCGTCTCTTCACCGCCCCCTTCTTCGTGGGACCCATGTCCTCGGGTAAGACACAGATCGCCGTGTCCATCAGGTCGCTGTTCATCAGTCCGCACCAGAGCATCTTCAACCTGAACCTTGGCACCGACGCAGCCATGCAGTCGTACATGTCAGCCTTCCGTGACGTTCCCATCGTGCTGGATGAGTACAACAACGCCACCATCAGCGATGTCAAGTTCCAGGCTCTGAAGTCCATCACCTATGACGGCGAGGACAAACTGAAGCGCAAGGGAAGCTCCGGAAAAGAGTTCGAGACCGACAAGGTTTTCGCACCAGTCATTCTGTGCGGACAGGAGATGCCCCAGAGGGACGACAATGCGCTGATGAGCCGTGTCGTCATCTGTGAGGTGCCCAAGCCTAAGGACAGGAGCCTGGAGTCCACACACCTCTTCGACCGTCTGAAGGAGATTGAGGATCCCGGCAAGGTGGGGCTCTCCAATGTCCTGCTCCAGGTTCTTTCCCTGCGTCCGGCTGTGATGGATCATTTCCGTCCCCTTCGCCAGCAGGCTTACAATGAGCTGAGGGATGGTGTCGTCAACTCCGGAGAGAGAGACCGTCTGATGAAGACCGTGTCACTCTTTCTCGGCATGGTCAAGCTCATAGAGCAGTACTCACAGTTCCACCTGCCTTTCACTTACGAGGAGTTCTTCAGGATCGCCAGGGAAAAAATCGACTGGCAACTGTCACTCATCAGGAGCACGGACAAACTGGCGATGTTCTTCACCGCCATAGACAACATGATTGACACCCGCAAGATCGTGGAGCACCGTGAGTTCCTCATCGAGACCCCAAAGGGAGTCACCGGCAAGGACGCACGCGGAGAGAAGAGAACGTTCGCCTTCAACCCTGGTCAGAGAATCATGTTCCTGCGTCTCCAGGCGGCGTTCAGTATATTCGACAGGAACGGCTACAACAGCGAGAAGTCCACGCTGGCGACCATCGAGCAGAACCTGAGGTCGCATCCGTCCTACATAGGCACAGTCGCTTCACGCCGCTTTGAGTGGACCGAGGTCATAGAACACTACGACCCGAAAAGCGACAAGGTCATCAAGGACGAGCAGCCCAGACAGACCAGCACGTCGGCTGTCATTATCGACTATGACGAGTTCATGAAGGCTTACAACATAGACTTCCGCAGGGAGTGGCAGGAATCCGAGCCGGAGGCGGAGAGCCGTCAGGAGCCCACCGAGCAACACATATGGAAGCCTGGCGACCCGTTCTGATCATTGTTTATTTGCTTAAGCTATCTTTATACATCAAACTACGGAGGGGACCTGTCGGGATGACACGTCCCCTCCCCCCTTTTCCGCAACTACGTTACATTTATACCCTTTTACTCCTTATTCCCCTTTTTCCTTTTTGACAAAAAAGGTATATACTCCCCCAATATAGCAACAAAGGTACGAAAAGCCTGTGACATTTCACAGGAAAATCCGCCGTTTTTTACCCGTGACTCTAATTTTACATTTTCCCATAAAGAATTCATGCGAAAAACCCCCGGACCCCCAAAATTGACAAAAAACCTTTAAAATAGAGAGACGAAAAATATTTTTCAGAAAAACACCGTCCTACAATCCTACATTCCTACAAAACGCATTTTTCATTCTGACTCATTTTGAAAATAAAAACACGTAACTACTTATTTATCAAATACTTACTTATATTTATTATATTATATGTATTAATGTAGGAATGTAGGAAATTTGTAGGACGATGTAGGATGGGGCAAAATTTTGTAGGAAAGGGGGATTGTAGGACGAAACACCTGTTTTTCCCCAGATTTGTAGGACAAAAGGATGCTGTAGGAATAACTTTTTAGGATTGTAATATTAAAGTTTTTATTTAATAAATAACTCTTTTCAATTATTTTTCATAACTTTGCATCGTGGTCCATATTTTTTTGTAGGAATGTAGGACGGTAGGAAGTAAAAAACAGAGTTTCAGCATATGAATAGAAAAAATACCTCTCAAATCAGAATTGTCACCATCAGCGTCGAGCCCTATCTTGCGGAGTATGCGAAAATGAAGTTCGCTAACGGAGGAAGGAACGGTGCAATCCGAATTCCTTACAATTCCGAGTTTTACCATTGCGTCTGGGAGCATATGGCTAAACGCCGCGTCAACCAGGCTGTCCAGACTGACGGCAATCTCGGGATCCTGCTACCGTCAAGGAGGCTCACAGAGGACGGACCGGTCAAGAACCCCGCATACTACAACTATCTCTCACCTGTGGCGGTCCAATTGATAGAGAGGTATCTCCGCCGCCAGTTCAATTACGAGCTTCACCAAATGATGCTTGACAATGAGAACAACGGGCGTCCGGTACGGCAACGGGATCTGGTCGCGGACTTCATCAGGCGGTACCGTCTAGAGAGTATCTCTGAGGACGCACTTTTGAAGAGTTTTCAGCGGTACCGGCAACGCCTGCATCCCAGGAAACCGAGAAAATACGAAAAAAGACGTAAAATTAAAAAGAATTAACGTTTACCGAACTACCCTTTTTGTCCTTTATCTTTTCGTCACGTAAAAACAATGTATTATGAGAGAACTCATCCAACACATCCAACTCGTCCCGGTCATCACCACCTCGACCGGAACATTCAAGGAGGGACTCTTCGACGTAATGAGCGACCAGCCCTTCAGTATTGACCCTGTCCCATCAGTAGACGACGGCGGTACCTCATGGAACTGTGACAAGTCGCTGACTATCGACCAGCCGGACTCGTCAACTGTCAGGTATTTCCGCTATGAGCGGAGCTGTATAGTACGTATCTTCGACAACAGCGGCAGTGTTTATGAGATAGGCGACATCATGACGCCAGCCCGCGCGGTCATATCACAGAATCTGAACACCGCAACCTTGCAGATCAAGGCGGAAATGGTGCGTAACCCCTTCGCATAGTAGTCTTTTTCCACATTATTATATATATTTACCTTTGGGCAGATTAATCGATTTGCCCAATGAATGAACTGCAGACTATTCTCCTTAGTGACATGCCCCTGCTGATATCCACCGACGGCTACCGCCAGTTGATGGTAGAGGCGTTCCCCGTGCATGCCCCACAGGTTGTTGACAAGGTGAGAATCCCAGAAGGCTCACAGTTTTTCTTCTCGCCTAAGACCTATGAGCAGCAGACGAGGGATGCCTTCGGGAAGATCAAGCAGGCGATAGAAAACGCCGTAGCCCGGCAACAGACGGACAACCCGCCGTCTTTAGTCGGCTATGACTTCGACAGCCCGGAACTCCCGGACAACTCCGTCGCATACCACCGTGTATGGGGCATTATCACATCAGACTCCAGATACTACTTCTCGTCGAAGCAACTGGAGGCTGACCTTCTCGCAGCAGACGCGAACCCGCAGATCACAAGTCACCTGCTTCACGTCAACTCTCCAGGCGGAGAGGCTTACTACCTTGACCGTCTCGACGAGACGATGCGGAGTCTTCACAAGCCTGTCATCACCCTGTACGAGAAGGCGTGCTCAGCGGCATACAATATCGCATGCCATGGGCAGCGTGTCTATGCCACCACAGCCTTTGACTTCGTCGGATGCATCGGAACCATGACCTCGTTTCACGATTTCGAGCCGTACTATGAGTCGCTGGGCATTAAACTCATCGAGGCGAAGGCTACCAAGTCGGACCTCAAGAACAAGATTTTCGACGATCTTAAGGACGGCAAGCCCAAACAGTACATCGAGGAGGTCCTTAACCCGCTGAACGACAGTTTCCTTTCCACGGTGAAATCCCACCGTAAGAAACTTGCCGATCTCGATGACGACGCCCCCGTACTGCGAGGTGAGACGTTCTTCACACAAGCCGCACTGGAGATCGGTCTTGCGGACGGACAGTCAACCCTGCTCGATGTCGCCATCGAGGCTTCTAATCTTGGCCGGAAGTGGTCAGAGGTTAACCGACAGAAGAATTCTATTTATAGTGCCATTTAGTTAGTGTTAGTTTAAAATTTTAGTTTTATGAATTGGAAAGACAAATTAAAGAAGGTGGTAGAGCTTCTTGGCTTCACCGCCAAGTTTGAGTCTAAGGCTCTGACTAACGAGGAGTTCCAGCAGGTTATGGACCGCTATCAGCGTGACTACCAGGTTACCCTGCAGGACGACATTAACGCCGAGCAGCAGCAGGCTCAGGACGAGGCGATGCAGCAGCAGTTGAACGCAATCTACGCTGCCGTTCTCGCGGCAGGCGGTGAGCCTGAGCAGGGAGCGCATAATGAGGAGAATCATAACGCCACCCAGCAGGACATCGTGGCTGCCATCAACAACCTCGGCTCACGTATCGAGATCCTCAGTCGCCAACCCGCTCCCGACACACCGGAGCAACAAGGTAACGCTGTTATCGTGAGTATCCACGGATTCGGCAACACTCCAGAGTATCTGTTCGGTGTCCAGGCTCCAATGTACTCCATGGGACTGCGTTGGAACAGAATCGCCGCCAACCCTGCTATGGCTGCCGCCCTTGGCGAGCCTACCAATGCCGAGCAGGAGGCGTTCCGCAAGGCTGTCAGCGAGTACGGAGCAGCTCTGCGTCAGCGTGCGAAGTACCTTATTGAGAACAAGATGACCGCTGACCTGAAGGCTGTCGCTGAGGGAAAGTTCTCCACCAACTATGCTGGTGTCGACAATCTGGGCGACATGGGAACACAGTTCACCATCCGTCGCCAGGACGCCATCATCGCGCGTGTTCTCTCCACCGTCAAGATGACCGACTTCTTCCCTGTACGCTACGGTATTCAGGACAACGACGTTATCTTCAACGCCTTCTTCGACGAGGTTTCCCAGGCTTGGCAGGAGGGTGCTGTCTACAAAGGCGGTATGAAGATCGAGAACGAGCGCGGCTACGTTGACGATGCCATGATCAAGATGATGTGGGGTCCGATGAAGGATCTGGAGCGCAAGTACATCGCCTATCTGAACACATCCGGCAGCGATCCTATCAAGTGGAACATGATTGAGTACCAGATGCTCAACTCCCTTCTGGAGGCGCAGCGTGAGCAGAATATCCGCCGTATGCGCGGTATCTACGTGAAGCCAGAGAGCGGTGTCGCCGGTTCTTACCTGACCGCATCCACCGGTATCCTCTATCGCCTGCTTGACTATATCCACAGCAACAAGCTGCTTGTGACAGACGACGCTGACAAGACTTTCCGCGCATACACCGAGAGTACTATGCTCGGAATCGTCAAGTTGTTCGTAGATGAGATCAAGAGTCATCTGGGAGAGGACGAGACGCTGGACGGAAAGGTGCTTTACCTGAACGAGCGTCACAAGTCCTGGTGGCTCAAGTGCATCCGCACCCAGTTCCATCTTGACACCGACTTCTCCGGAGTCAACTCATACGCCAACATCGTGCCTGACACCGATGTTCGCATTATCTGGCTGCCGTATCTTGGCAACCTCACCTTCATGATGATGCAGGAGCCCGGCAACCTCCAGTTCCTGGAGTTCCTGCCAGGAGAGATGATGGGTCTCCAGATGGAGCAGCAGATGGAGATGGTTCGCGCCTGGAGCACATGGAAAGAGGGTACCGCGGCTGCATTCCTTGGTCGCAAGTTCTCCAGCCGTGCGGAACTGGTAGACAATGACTACCAGTGGCAGCAGATCTTCCTTAACCTCTTCGCCGCCGACATCGCAGCTGACGCGACGACAGTTGATGCCGGCAAGGGATTCTGGCAGATCACGGGTGTCAACACCAAGGCAACAGCGATCACCGATATCACTGGTGCCAAGAACGGTGTCGCCTACTGTATCGAGATCGGTGACGAGACTTATCCGTCGACGATTGCCAAGGCTGGTAAATTTGAGAAGATCAAGGAGGCGTGGACACCTACCAAGGTGGGCGACTACATCCTCGTCATCCTCCTCTCAGACGGTAAGTTCGCAGAGTTGGAGCGTTGCGTCGGTGGCAACCGCACCATCAACCGTGAGTTGAATCCCCATTATGTAGGATAATAAAAAATGTATAATATGAAGAAGTCACTTATCACCAGTACTGGGCTTTCCCGCAAGGGAGCCCAGTACGCCAACAAACGCCAGCGCCAGCTGGTAAAATGCCTGCTTTGGCTGTTTGCCATTTGCATGATCCTTATGGCTTGGACAGAGCCTGCCAGTGCCCACGTCGGGCTGTCCCTTGCCACGATGTCTCTCATCGGAAGCATTGACGATGTTACTGACCGTGAGACACACGGTAACGAGATCGCCTATCAGATTGTCCTGATTGCCTGCGACCAGCTTGCCGACAGGTTCAATTTTCCCCAGCCAGACAAGGACCGATTAGTTAAAATCGGGAAATCCCTCCTGAAACCCGGAGAGGCGGCGCACTATTTCGAGGCGCATACCATTCCGACACTGCTATCCAATACGGAGAAAGGAGACGTGACAACGACTGGAACCAACACCTTCACCGCTCTCCTTGGTGGTGACAGGACTCAGGTCAAGAATTTCGTGGAGGAGTATTCCGGATACAAGTTCATCATTCTCTATAAGCATATTAAGGATACGGTATGGCACATCATCGGTGAGGCGGAGCGCCCCATGGTCCTGAACAATACGGAGACCAAGGATGATGCGGACGGACGCTACACCACGTTGACGTTTGTCCGTAACAGTGTATACCTGGACTGTCTGGTTGACTGGGAGACTGGCGAGAGCATCACCACGCTGCTTGAGGGGAATCCCGCCGCAGGCAATGGTTGAATTTAATACGTAGCAAGTATGTATAACGAACGTGAACGTATCATACATCATCGGCAGCTGCTCTCCAAGGAGTCAGCAGCTGCTGATTTGCGGTTACTCCAGGAGAAAGATCCGAAGAACCCGCACCTGACGGAGTTCGGTTTGTCTCCAGCCCGTCTTGCAGATCAAATACTCTTTGCTCTTCTTGCCGTCGCATCACGTGATGAGATTGTAAAGAACCGTCTTTCTGGTAAGAAGAATCCCGCTGAGGAGAATCCCGCTGAGGAGAATCCCGCTGAGGGAAATCCTGCTGAGGAGAATCCTGCTGAGGAGAATCCTGCTGAGGAGAATCCCGCTGAGGGAAATCTTAAAAAGGAAGCAAAAAAAAAGGTGAAAAGCCCCTCACCAAAGAAGAAGAGTACGAAAAAATAGACTGGCTGAACCTCAGTGATCCTGACGTTCAGCAGGCTACTATTCTCTACAACGACCGCATTAACACATGGCGGCGTATGAAGCAACTCGACGAGCTGCTGGAGAAGCAACCTACGGAGAAGGCTGTCGCTGAACTGGCGGAGTTGCGTATCCGTAATCTTCAGGCGTTCGCCGAGTTGCAATCCTTTAACGATACAGGCAAGTTCCTCTGTAAGCATCCATTGCTTGCCGGACGGTCGGAGGCAGCCAGACTAGCCACCCTCCTGAAGCGCGACCCTGCAGAGTTCCTCAGGCAGCATAAGAATGTACTCGATAATATCAGACGCTACAAGAGTTACATCAAGCGTAAGGACCGAAAGGACAAACGCCATCAGGACAGGACTAACCTCGAACGCCATCAGGACAAGGAACGCCTGTTCCGCATGATACTCGAGCAGGAAGGGAGATAGACATTTATGAGCAACTACGAGAAACTTTTGGCAAAGATAGCCTCGGAAATCAATGCGGAGGCTGACGCTGTCGAGATATACGACCAGTTGACAGAGCAGGCGAAGAAGGGAGACGCTGACAGTGTCAAACTGATTGCTGAGCTCAACCAGTATGCCGAGGAGCGTAAGTTGCGGAAAGAACTTTTCGGCATATGACACAGATAGAGAAGATCCAGGAGTTGCACCCCGACCTGATAGCCTCTTTCCTTGCCACCGGCAAGGGGGAGGCTATCCCTGTGGAGCTCCGCCTGTTCCTGCAGCAGCTGCAATGGGCAATGGAGATCTTCGAGACGGAGCGGAGCATCAGCCGCTGTGCCGCCAAGCTCCGCCAGCGCATAGCGGCAGAGCAGCATGTGAGCATCGAGCAGCGCACAGCCGTCGCCCGTGTCTACGAGGCTCTCAACTTCTTCCATGTCGACCAGTCGGTGGGTATCAAGGTGTGGGAGTCGGTCTATGCCGACCAGTTTGAGAAGATTGCCCTGCTTGCCGCTGTCAAGGGCGACCTCAAGACACAGTCAAAAGCCACCGAGCGTGCGCTGGAGTGCCGCCGGCGCGCGGCGGAGATAGCCGACAGCGACCGCTCGCTGGGCATCACGCAGCTCATCTCCCCGGACATCACACCCGGGCTGCTGGGCTTCGAGACGCAGGACCTGAAGACGATTGCCAGGAAGAACCGTGAGGGAGCCTATGTCATCATCCAGTCGCTGCCCATCGAGAGCAGTGAGAAGAAAAGGCTGCTCACCGACGCCAAAATCGAGGAGCTGGAGTCAATGGAGGAGGTGATTGATGAGTGAGCGCATGACATACGACGACATGGAGCGGCTCTACATGAACCAGGTGCAGCTGCTGTGCAACGTGATAGACAGTAACATCCTGATTGCGGAGCTGGGTCGCGCCACCGGCAAGACCGAGGGCATCACCACCCCGCGCATCATCCGTGTCGCCGACTCGATGCCTGGCGAGCTGATGTTCCTGGTGCATAAGACCTATGTCGCCTTGGTATCCAACGTGTTCCCCAATATCCAGGCGTCTTTCTCCAGAATGGTTAGCGTGAACGGTCGTGAGCGACCCCTGCTGGAGTATGGAGTCGACTACGTGGTGGGGGAGACCCGCCTGCCCTCCCATTTCCGCAAGCCACGCTACCCTATCAGTTATCCCAAGCACTCCGTGGTGTTCCGCAACGGTGCCCACCTTCAGCTAGTCAGCAGCGACCAGCCGGAGAGCGTGGCAGGACGCAATGCCGTACATGCCTTCATAGAGGAGATGAAGCACAATTCGGGGGAAAAGTTGCGCTCCCGTCTGTTCCCCTCCCTTCGTGGCGGCAGCGCGGAGATACGCAAGAGCCCCTATTATGCGGGAGTGACGGGTGTCAGTGACACGGCGCGGGTGGACTTGGGAGAGGATGATTGGTTTGAGGAGTATGAGAAGAAGGTGGACCGTCAGCTCGTGTCCGAAATTGTCACCGTCGCCCTGCACCTTAACAAACAGTTGCTCCGCCTCCATGAGCTGAAGGCTCAACTCCGTGAGACGAAAAATCCCGTGCTGATGGAGAGAATCCGTCTGGAACAACAGCGTTTGAACCACATCGTCGCCATCTGGAAGCCCCGCCTTGCCGACATGCGCCGCAATGCCATATTCTACGCCCGCGCATCCAGTTTCACCAACTTGGACATCCTGGGCGCCAAGTTCTTCAAGACACAGTTGGACGCGCTTGACATCGACGAGTTCCTGACCTCTATCTGCGCTCTCCGCCACAAGGAGGTGACGAATAAGTTCTTCGCCGCATACGACCGCCACCGTCATCAGTTCAAGGACTCGTACATCTACGACCTGATCATGAAACTTGACCTGAAGGACAAGTTCATCCTGACCGCACACTACCTGAAGCATTATAATCCCATGGACGAGATATACGTGGGCTACGACCCCGGCAACTTCTCCAGCCTGGTGTGCGCCCAGAAGAAAGAGTACGGCAAGCGGCTCGACGTTATCAAGGAGTTCACCAGTTTCGCCCCGGTTCCCCAGGACGACCTTGCCCAGCAGTTCCATCTCTTCTTCGGTGCGGACAGCGTCAACAAGACCATTCACCTGTATCCTGACCGAGCCGGCAACAAGACCCGCGAGGAGTTGGAGCAGATCACCACCGACTCCAGGAAGATGAGGGACCGTCTTGAGCAGTACGGATTCAACGTGGTGCTCTACAACGAGGGACAGGGCACCATCTACTACTGGCAACAGTACAAATTGCTGCTGATGCTGTTCTCCGAGCATCACGAGGCACTGCCACGCATCCGCATCGACGAGAACGAGTGCAAGAACCTGTGCTCCGCAATCATAGTGTCGCCCGTCAAGCAGCAGTCCGGGAAGATAGAACTCGACAAGTCGTCAGAGCGCAAGGAGCCTCTGAAGCACCAGGCGGGACTTACCACACAGTTGCCGTCCGCCTTCATATATCTGTTGTATGGTATGTATGCCGACCAGTGTCGTCAGGAACTGAGCAGCCTTCCGACCGATTTGCCCGACAATATACCCGTTTAATCTCTTTTTTTTGCTCTTTCTCGTCGAAAAGCACCCTATTTTCGAGAGAAAAAGTTTGCGAAAACATATAAAAAACGACCTTTTTTACATCGGTCGAAAACGTAAGCGCCTGTCTGTCAGCCCCAAAGGCTTTTGAGAAACGAAAAACACGTTCAGCGAACGACGGCAGGGTGCACGCCCCGCTGGGAAACGGGTTTGATGTGCAAGCCTCTTTAGGTCACTGGAAATATGACGGTGGTCGTGCGTCCTTTGCCCTCGCGCGTACATTTTATAAATTCGCAGCATGAAAGTCGGATCAGAGTTGGACGGTATGAGTGCCATGCAGTGGGCACGCGAGATCTCCAAACTGCCAGAAGGAGACTTCACTGTGGTGTTCTTTCCTTACTCAAGGAAGAGGGAGATAGCATCGACGGAACTGTTGGTCAAGGAGCACTGCAAGTGGCGCAGGCAGATGCCGGAGGAGCGGATATCCATCGACCCGGACAACCTGCTGCTCTTTGCCGACGGGAACGGGGAGCCTCGTATGTGCTACAGGATCCTGATCCGCTATATGGCTTTCTCTCAAGACAACTATATTCTTCATAAGATAAACTGGCTATGAACGACAGTATTGAACTATACGGCAGCGTAGGCAACTACATCCTCGACGGCAACAGCTTCTCGTTCCAGATCGGGGAGGGAGCGCAGCTCTTCGACCGTGCCCCGTCGCCCATGCTTCCAAGCGACCGTGCCCTAGCCTATCACGAGCACCAGTGGCTGGGTATCAACGGGTACCAGGTATGTATGCGCGGTATGAACAACAACCTCATCGACGAGGTGACGGCGGAGATCAAGCACAACCGCCTACTGCCCCGGCTGTACTCCAAGGAGATCAAGATGCTCTATGGGCACGGTCATGCGTTCTACCGGCAGGTCCTCGACGGTGGAAAGATACGCCGTGAGTATGCGGAACTCCCGCAGGTCAGGGAATGGCTCGACTCGTGGGAGGATCTTGGGCTGGTGTCTGCGGAGGAGTTCTCCAAAACCAATATCAAGAACTTCTACTATTTCGGAGACTTCTTCTGCAAGTGGCGATTCTCACGCGGTAAGCGTATCGGCAGGGGACTGCCGGTCGCCGGTCTTGAGAACCTGGAGAACAAGCACTGTCTCCTTGCTACCACCCGGCAGGATGTCGCCTATGAGCTGATCTCCTACCAGGACTTCCATCATGTCGCCGTCGGCAAGTGGTTCTTCGGTACCGGGGGCTATAAGATATACCCGAAGTTCAATATGAGTGAGGTGGACAGTTATATGTATGCAGCCGTCAGTCATCACCGTGAGAAGTCGGTGGATGAGTTCTATGGTGTCAACGAGACCCATCAGGGCGCACGTCCATATATTCAAGGATCCAACAAGACCGCCCATTACATAAACTCCTTCCTGAAGAACTCACTTGCGGCGAAGGTGCATATCATAGTCCCGAACGCATGGATCTCCAGCAAGCGTGAGCAGATCACAAGACTATGCCAGGAGAACCAGAAGCGTAAGGCAGCCAACAAGGAACTTATCAAGTACAACGGACTGGAGATCGGTACCGAGTACTCCGAGAGTGTCCTGATACAGTACCTCCGCATGGAGCTCCGTAAGGTCGGTGAGTATCTCAGCGGTGAGGGTAACCAGGGAAAGGCATACTCCACCATCTCCTTCATGGACGCACAGGGTCATGAGCAGCAGTGGAAGATTGAGCCCGTCGACCTGAAATACAAGGAGTACATCGACGCACTTATCTCGTATGACAAGCGTACCGAGCAGGCTCTGCTCTCCAGCGTTGGTCTCGACGCGGCAATCAGCGCTGTCGACAAGGAGGGTGTCATCTCCAAGTCCGGGTCTGACTCCTACTATAACTATCTGATCTATATCATGTCTCTCACTCCTGAGGACGAGATCTGCACCCAGCCCCTCAATATGGCAATGCGTGTCAACTTCCCTGATCTGTATAGGCAGGGATATCGTATCGGTTTCTACCGTGAGGTTCCTCAGCGACAGGAGGATGTCGCGCCAAAAGAACGACTTAACAATCAGCAGTCATGAACTATATCTCCACACTATTTTCCAGCCTGAATGAGATGACGAAGTTCGCCCCGAGCGTCGACAGCGTCAACTCCCTGTCCGACATGGAGGCTTCCAGCCGGTCCGCCCACAAACGGGTGACCGCCATCATCACCTCCTCAGTATATGATGCCGTCGTGGACTCCGGTGATGAGAGTATGCTCGACGCACTGCGTATGGCGATGGCGAACATGACGCTGCAGGTGCAACTCACCTTCGACAGTATCAACCGCCGCAAGAACGGGACGGACGTGTACAAGTACGAGTTGGACGGCATGCGCCGATCCTATATGGAGAACTACTACAACGCCATGGATACCCTGATATCCGCCGTGCTGGATACCGATATCGATGCTGTCAAGACCGCATGGAACGGCTCCAGGTATGCCACGCTGCTGGACAGTTGTCCCATCAAGAATGCCGACGAGTTCGACTCAATCTACAACATCGACAACTCTTACCTCTTTTTCTTCCGCACACTTCCCCTTCAGAAGGAGGTAATGGACTCCAGGCTCGGAGTCTATTTCTCCAAGGTGGCTGATCTGGACGGGGGAGAGCGTCTGGAGTCCATGCTGCGTCTTGCCTTGGCTAAGAAGGTGGTGGCTATAGCCTTGCGACGCTTCGATATCCTGGAGTGTCCTGCCACGATCCGTAATCTCTTCGATGAGTCGAAGGTTAGCGGTCAGCGAAAGGACGAGCGTGAGGGTGCTGTGAGCCTTGCCAACCTGCTCGAAGGGGAGGTGGAGTCGCTTATCAGTGACATCGACGTGCTGATCAGCGCGGACTCCAATATCGACATAAGCAGTATGAGTGCGTACAACCGTCCTGAGGATAATATAGTAATGATGCCATGAGGGAAGAGGTACGAATAGCGGCAAGAGGCAAGGAGTACACGGTACCGAACAGCTGGGGCGCACTGACTCCGGACATCTGGCTGTCACTCGTCAGGGAACTGCTCCGGCAGCAACGGGGAGAGACCTCCGTTGGTGAGCTTCGGATCCAACTGCTGTGTGACCTGATGGGCTGGAACAAGCATAAGTTCCGTGACGAGGACGAGATAGCGAACCTGATCGTGCTGTCGGAGCAGTTGACCTTCCTCTTCAAGATTGTATACCCTGACAACAATGCCGCCCTTGACGGGCTTACGGACGACGAGTACCGACAGGCGGTACGTGTGGAGCCGGATCACCTGGATATTCCTCAGGCTTCCTATTTGCGGACACTCGACTACAGGTACCAGATAGACCTGTGCTTCTTCAGGCAGATGCTGCCGGAAGTGAGGATACCCGTCGTCATGGATATTGAGAAAACCTACGAGGGGTACCGTGCTGACCTCCAGATGGGGTCGCTGACCACCAGTCTCACGGCTCTCCAGTATATAGAGGCACGAGAACTGCTGGGGAAAGAGGAATCCCTCCCGCTGCTGGCGTCCATCCTCTACCAGCCGCTTCCATACGACTCCAGCATTGCCCATGCGGCGGCAAAGGAGTTTGAGCGTCTGCCAAAGGAGACGCTTCACGCCATCGCAATGAATTTCGAGGCGGTCAACAACTTCCTGTTTCTGAAGACCAGTTTCTCGCTGCTCACCAAGTTCGAGCCAGGCAAGGCGCACTCAATCACCACCGACATGACAGACGCACTGTATGACCTCTCCAAGGACGGACTCGGCAATGCGTCGGAGGTGGAGCAGCTGAACGTGCTGACGTACCTGCGGATACTACGCAAGAAGACGATTGACAGCGTCCGTCAGATGCATGGAATGAAGATGGAGATTGACAAGATAGCCTCCGAGGTGGGGCTTCCCATTGAGATAATCACAAAGATAATATAGTATGATCATACAAGACCTGTTTCTGTATTTCGCCAAGTTTCCCTCTAAGGCGGGAGTAAAGTCGATGGCTACCATGGGCGGATCCGAGATGCCGGAGTACCAGCAACTGATGGGCGCGCTCGACAATCTCCCTGACGAGTCTCTGGTACCAGAGATAAAACACTACGTCTACGGGCAGTCTATAGATGATCTGAAAGGCAGGCTTGACAAACTCATCGGCAGCTGGCTTTACGCTGACTACGGAGAGATCACCGCTCAGGACAATAATGGTTCCCTGGAGGTGGTGCAACGGCTTGCCGTCACTGTAGCCATGCGCATCCGCTCTAATGCGGACATGATTGAGCGAATGATCGCCAGCGACCGCACTATCGGAATGCTTACCAAGGTTCAGGCGCACATCATCGCTGACTGTGACTCAGGACAGTTGGAGTGGCTGGCAAGGGGGGAGTTCCGTAAGACGGAGATTGTCCCGTTCGTCGCCTCCGAGCTCAACAGTTACGGCTGGACGCTGCTGCTCGACGCATCGGCTCCGGACACCCTTGGCACAGCAGCTCTCTCCAGGTCCTTTATGTCTCCATGGAAATAAACTATTTTTGCCATATGAAAAAGAAAATGTACAGATTACCCGTGATGTCGCTCGTCATCGCATTCCCGCTGTCAATCATAGCGGACATTCTGAAGTATGTGTACCAGGACTGGGAGTTCGCCAAGTGGATTGCCGTCGCTGTTGTCATCGATACCATCCTCGGAATCGTCAAGCACCTGGTGCATAAGGATGCCTCCAGTGAGGGGTTCTTCGTCAAGTTCTCAAAGAAAATCCTGGTGTATATCCTGCTGATGATCCTCGCCAACGTACTGACCAACTACACTGTCGGAGGCAGCGTGGTGGGTACCACGCAGTGGATGGGAACCTACCTGTGTACCTACATGATGGTGCGGGAGGCTATCTCCGTCATGGAGAACGCCAACGCCATCGTCCCCATTTTCCCCAAGTCAATCATCAGGAGGTTCAAGGACTTCAACGACAAGGGTGAGTATATAAGAAAGGAGGAGTGATATGGCAAAGGCAGAGATTTTGACTCCGTTCATCCTGAGTTGGGAGGGAGGATTCGCCAATATCCCGGGCGACAGGGGAGGTGCCACTAACAAGGGCGTAACCCTTGCGACCTTCCGCAGTGTCTTTGGCAGCGGTCGGACTGTTGCCGACCTCAAGAGAATGACGGATGATCAATGGGAGTTTATCTTCAGAAAGTATTTCTGGAACCGATGGAAAGCAGACCAGATCCAGAGCCAGCCGATTGCCAACCTGCTGGTCGACTGGATGTGGACTTCAGGATCCTATGGTGTGAAACTTCCGCAGAAGGTGCTGCAGGTGAAGATTGACGGCATCGTGGGTCCGAAGACCCTTGCGGCAGTCAATGATCATCCAGACCAGAGGCAGTTGTTCCATGACCTGTGGGTTGAGCGTGAGGCTTTCTTCAGGAGAATCGGAGTGAAGGAGCAGAGGAAGTTCCTGAACGGATGGCTCAACCGGCTGAGCGGTATCCTGTATGAATGCTTAGTGTGTAACGGAGGTAAGACCATTATGTTATGAGAAGAATTTTATTCGTTATCCCCCTTTTCGCCCTCATGGCGTTATGCGGCTGCAAGACCACCCGCTCCATGGAGGAGCAGTCCGTCAGCATCCGTGACTCCATCCGTATCAAAGACAGCGTCCGTGTTACTGACTCCCTCCGTATCAAGACATCGGTCCGGGACAGTGTGAGCATCCGGGACTCCTTGGTGATCAGACTCGACTCCGATGGTAACGAGAAATCGCGAGAGTCCTGGCATCAGCGTGACACCTACCACTGGCAGTCCGACAGTGTGATGGAACTCAAGTTAATGCTCAAAGAAGCGATTCAGGAACGTGACGCCGCACTGGCGGTATTGAAGAATCATGAAAAGGTTGTCTTCAAAGGTCCCACCCTCAGGGACAAACTGCAGTACTTCCTGAGCGGAGTCTTCTTCATGGTGATTCTGATCATCATCGCAGTAGTGGCGGCATGGAAAGCAAAGAAAGTTTAGTTGTGTTTTTCATAGTATTTGGTTAGTAGTAATTTTGTAAACAGAGGTTTAGTTTTTTAGTTATTATTCGGATCAGCCGGCGCAGTGATGCATCGGCTGGTTTTTTCGTTAAATGATATTAATATTAATACTTTTCTTTGCGAAACGTTTGGTAAATAGTATTATTTTTATTACCTTTGTATCGTCAAACAATAAAACACAACAACGATGAGAAGATACAAGGTAATTGAGGTCATCAAGATGCTGGAAGCCGACGGGTGGGTGATGATGAAGACCAAAGCCACAGACCACAGGCAGTTCAAGCATCCTACCAAGCCGGGGAAGGTGACCGTCAGAGGAAAGAACAGCGAGGTCTTGAATCAGTTCCTTCTTAACAGCATCTGGAAACAGGCGGGATGGAAATGACCACCCAGCCTTTATGGGAAGAAAGTATTAATCTTAAAGCATTATAATTATGGAGAAAATTATCGTTAACGTCGCATGGGTCGACAAGAATTTCGGGGCTTCCCTGAGTGACAACGTGCCTGGTGCAGTGGTACTTACGGCAGACACCTATGAGAAGCTGCTGCAGGAGGTGCCAGAGACGCTGCGCTTCCATGTCGAGGGAATGGTGGAGGACGGCGATGACGTTCCCCAGTGGCTCGTCGACGGAGAATATGAGTTTGAGTACCACCTTCAGGACGTGGCGACAGTACTCCGTGCCTATGAGCCTTTTGTCTCGCTGGCAGCCATCAGCCGTGCCTCCGGCATCAACCAGCACCAGTTGAGCCACTATGCCACACGCATGAAGACACCACGCCCTGAGCAGCGCCGCCGCATCGTGGAGGGCATCCATAAAATCGGAAAGCAACTATTGGCTGTTGTGTGAGTTTATTGTTTGACAACACCGGCTTTCAGCAGCCAGCCCCGGTACGTGAGTGTCGGGGCTTTTAGTATCAGTCAAAGTCTGGAAGAAATGTAAATACTAAATAAAAATAGTTGCAAAACGAAAATATTCTTTACGAGGCGCAAATATATTAAAAATAATTTATATCTTTGCATCCGGAAATAATAACAAGCCAATTCTCACAATCAATGTGTAAGGTAGATATTAAAACGATAACTCGCGTGAATAGCAATATGATTAATCACGTGAAGGCGGGTTCCATTCATGTTCAAAATTCAAAGGATGGAAAGATTGTTGTTCCTGTACATTTGCTTGGTTCTCACCAATATAGAATGTCGATTGACAGGGTGAACGAGATTTACGACCAGGCACGTCGCAGCGTGGTCGGTTCCATGGTTCCTAAGAAATAGAGATATGGCAAAGAAATATTGCAGTATATACAGCAAGTTGGTACAAAGCGAGGGCGATATGGTAGGACATATCGCCTATTCGTTGTATAAGGCGGAGAAGGTTCGTTATATTAAAGAACAGAAGGAGACTATGAAAGTTGAAGTGCTTCCTGATGAGATTGTTCAGGAGTTTGCTTCCGGACGTGACAACCAGACAAGCCTTGAGCATTATCGGGGTATGGCTGAGACTATTCTGCAGAGGTTTATTGGAGGCTCTTTTGATGACATGTCTGGGCAGGTGATTGACGAGGTTACGGACAGGCTAACGCAGCACATAGACCATTCTGTATTGCCATTGCTTCCCAAAAAGGAATCGGGATGGAAGAATTTCGTTGGTGGAGTTCTTCAGAGTATGGTAGGCACATTTGCAATGGCGTTTCTCGTCTGGGGAATTGTTTCTGTGGTCAGTAAACATAATGTAGATGAGGTATTCCCACCACAGGGAAATGTTCACCAGACAAAGCAGGCAATAACACTCACAGAGCCCTCAGACTCTATAATCGTCGATGGAAATAACAAGAGTAAATAGCGCAAAAAACCAGCAGCGGCTCCCTGATCGAGAGGTCAGGGGGCTTTTTTGTCCCTAAATGTTAAAAACACGCTTTATAACAAAAAAGTTATGTATTTGTTTGGTTATATCAAAAACATTATGTACCTTTGTAATGTGATAATTAATAAGAGTATTAACCAAAAGAATTGAAATGATGACAGACAAAGAGTTAGATGACCTCATCGGGAGGAAGGAGCAGGAAATCAGAGACCTCCTCAACCTCCAGAGGCTGATTAGCAAGAGACACCTCGAGAAGGAGATTGACCTCAGGCTGACAGACCTCCACAAACTCTACGAGAAAAGGAAAAAGAAAAGTTGAACCAAGCCTCCCCCTCCTCAGGGGGGGGAGGCTTAAAAACAAAAAAGATATGAAAGATACAAAAGCACTGCTTGAGGAGTACCAGTCACTGCTGGGCAATAAGGACCAGGCAAGCCTTGACCGCAAGGAGGAGATAGTACGGCTGCTGGAGTCACAGAAGACACCTGAGACGGAGACCGCCGTCGAGTCGATGATCAACAGGAACCTGCAGCGCATCGACGGGGAGATGCTCTCCATCAAGGCGCAACTGGGAGAGTATTACGACGTGCTGCCCCTGTCATATATCGCCAAGACTTTCTTTGGCAAGAGCCCCGCATGGCTCTACCAGCGCATCAATGGCATCCCCGTGCGTGGTCGTGTCTACTCCCTCAACGAGGAGCAGAAGCGGATTTTCAATACCGCCATGGAGGAACTGGCGAAGTTCTACGGCTCATTTCGTCTGGCTTAATGCTCGCGAATTAATTATCACACCAGCCCCGATTGCATGAGCCTGCATCGGGGCTTTTTTATAGAAAATCAAGGAAAAATGGAAAGAAAACGAAAAAATCTTTCCATTTTCTTTGTTTATACAAAAATTCTTTCTACCTTTGCCATCGCTAAATACAATAGAACGCAAGTTCACAAGGGCGATGATGACGCCCGAAATAACATCGGGCATTATTTATGCCATTTTGATTACATAGAGCCAGAGACAGTTGGCTCGACCATTGCCAATATTCGGCAGCCTCCCAATGTAGAATAACGTCCTTGTGACAGAAGTCTATTGTGTTTAGCGACAGGGGATCGGCTGCCGATTCTCTGTCCCATGGGGGAGACGCTCCCTGCCGTGAGGAGGGAGACAGCACTGCATTAAGAACATAGGGGG